AATTTTCTTCGGAATCCTCTTTTATAGTTTCTATTATTTTTTTAATAATATCGGCGATACTTTCCTTGTAATAATATTCATCAATTTTCACGCTGCAGGGTTCGATAGTTCCAACAGGCATATCAAATTCATTTAACATATTTTTTATACATTTGTCCGCTTCTAAATTATCAAATTGAAATATTTCAGATATTCTTGAAATATAAAAAGCTGGGTCATAAGCTGTAAATTTAGGAGCCTTGCTGTTTACACTAATTTTAGGAATTATCCCTTGAAATATCAGAGTTTCCATATTGTCATAAAGTTCCACAAAATAAGCTCCTTCATCCAAATCAATCGTGTGATATGGCATATCTTCCCTATAATTGTAAGCGAGTTCAAACTCCATTTGTGCTGTAATATTGTCGATACTGCTTGATAACTGAATATTATCTTTTACAATGCTTGTCAAATCATATCTTTTACTGTTCGAATCAGTTACTATTATTTTCATCTTTACCACTTACCTTGTAAAATAATTTTTCTTCAGTCACCTCAGCTTCTTCTATATCCGAAAACTCTGGAAACTCTTCAAATTCAATATCAAAATTTAGTGTTCCGATAGCGTCAAAACTGCACTCAAATTTATTCACAGTTGCAAGAAAATTCAAGTCAACAGGATTTAAAATAGAACTAAGGGTCCCTTTTCCTAATTTCCCTACTAAAATAACTCGTATTGGTTTATCAGATATTTCCAGTGATTTAAATAACAGGAATGTTGTAAACGGGTCAAGCAAATGGTGTGCCGCAAATTTATATTTCTGTTCCGGAATAAAAGAACTAAAAGCTAGAGACTGTAATTTCTTCTTATTTTTAAGTTTTAATATGCCATTTACGGTATCTATACTTTCCCATCCACCGATACTTTTAAATTTCATCTCACTAGGCGGAACTGGAAAAAGATAAAATTCTTTTAATTCTGATATCTTACTATTTATTTGTGAAAACAAGGCATTTCCACCTGCTATACTGTCAACTTTTCCTTTTAAATCATTCAAACCACTAGCTAACATTCCTTTCGCTTTTTCAATGAAATTGTTGTCACCAAGTTTTTGGGATAAAAAATCCATTGTGTTAAATGATTTATTTCCTAAAAATTCCAGCTCCTTATAATCAACATTCTCGTCAAATTTAATAAATATTTTATAATCCAGTAGTCCCATAGCCTATCCTTTCTGCAAACTTGCTGCAATTTTATTCGCTATCGCATCTCCACTAGGAGCTGCGGGAACATTAACATTAATTTTAATAGCCCTTACCGCTCCTACAACTTCTCCTAATTTTCCAACAATCGCACTTTTAGTAGCAGAAATTTCACCTTTCAAGGCGTTAATTTGTCCTTTAATTTCTCCTAAAATACTGTTTCTAGTCGTATCAAGCGGATTTCCTTTTATATCTGCACTCACTTGTTTTACTGCTTGCTGCAAATTATTAAAAGCCGCAGGATCTATTTTCATTTGAGTATTCGCAAATGAACTAGGATCAACTTTCATCTGCATTTCATTGAATGCGCTTGGGTCTATTTTCATTTGGGTATTTGCAAGCGAAGCAGGGTCGATTTGGACCTTTGCCGTTGGATCAAGTTTTACGGTTTGGGGTTGTGCGGGTACTGGAGATTGTTGAACTTGTTGAAACGACATTCCTGCTGGCTGGGCGTTAGTCCCCGCTTGTGCTATTTGGGTATTGACTTGTGCATTTATATCAACTTGTTTTTGCGCTGGTTTTGCCGCTTCAGCATTCAATTCTTCCATACCCTTTTTAACTTCATTTATTGATTCAGTAGCCTTTTGAGCATCATCTTTTCCAAATAATTTTTTAAAGAATCCACCAACTTTTGAAATAATTTTTCCAAAAAATAAAAAAGTTTGTGTAATCGCTCTTACTGCACCTCCAAGTACAGTACCAATTATTTGTGCCAAACCAACTAAAAGAGGCATTATAAATTGCAAAGCTCCCCCAACTACACTGGCTATTGTACTAAAAGCACCTGATATAGTAGCTGAAAAAGTTTCTCCTTGTTCCCCTGCAAGTCCTGCCGCACTTGCAAAACTTCCAAAAAGATTAATGATAACTGCAAAAACTGCATTAAAAACAGCTCCTAATATTGATATTCCAGCTCCTATTCCAGAAAATAACGCCGTTAATACACTTCCAAGCCCTTGAAAAGATGCCCTAAATTGACTTGCATTGGCTTGAATTGTTTGGAAAAACCCACCAATTACACCTGACCAGCTGCTAATATACGGCATAAAGGACTGTCCTATGCTCGAAAAAGCCGTCCCTATTGCCGGAAGAGCTCCTTCAAAACTTTGAACCATTTGTGTCGCCATTGGAGTTATCGCTTGTCCTGCCTCTATCATTCCTCTACCCATAGAAGATTTTATTCGATCCATTGTCGGACCTATTCCTTGATTCATCTGTTTAAATGCCTGTTCAGTTGCGCCATCAGAGTTTTGCATTTCTTTCATATTTTCTGCAAAATCTTTAGCATTTTTTCCAGTAACAGACAAGGCAAATGACCCTGCTTCAACACTTCCAAAAAATTCATTAATATTTTTACCACTTTTTTGTGCATGCTGATCCAATGCCTGCATAGCAGTTTGCAAATTTCCACCTTGTGCTATAAAATCTTTAAACGATTTACCTGTTGCGGCTTTAAATTCTTTAGAAGCTGTTGATGAACCTTTTGAAAATTCACTAAACGCAGCTTTCATCTGTGTCATTGTCTCACTTGTAGGTGTTCCTTTTGCTGTCATAGTTGCTACTACAGCAGTCAAATCACTAAACTGTACTCCTAAGCTACTTGCTACAGGGGAAACTTGAGCAATACTGCTCGCCATTTCTGGAAAGGTAGTTTTACCTTTTCTTACTGCTGTAAACATTAGGTCACTTGCTTTTTTTGCACTTATATTCTTCTCTCCAAAAGCATTTACAACTGAAGTTATACCGTCCACAGCGACCGATGTATCATTTAATCCAGACGCTATCGTCGCTTGTTGTGCTACATCCAAAAATCCCTTAACATCATTAGCTTTAACTCCAGCAGATAGAGCTTGATACATTGAATTTGATATATTGTTAGCCGACTGCCCATATTTTTCTGACAAATCCAATACATCTTTGCTTAATTTATCTTTAGTTTGCTGTGAAGCATTCGGCAACATCGTGTAAACCATGTTCATTCCCTTTTGGAATTCTCCTGAAGCTTGTACCGCTTTTATACCGAATCCAGCAGTTGCGGCAGTAAGAGCAGCTACCCCGACAACAGCTGCTCCAACAGGCCCAGTCGCAAGTCCAGCAATTCCACTTAATGCAGAACCTAATGCTCCTACTCCGCCACCACTTGCACCAGCTTCAGCCGATGCCTTCGCAATATCCTTTAACTTACCGGCAAAATTTCCTATACTTCCACCAAGACCTCCAGTCAAAAAAGAAAAGGCCTTTTTTCCAAGACTTCCTATTTTTTTCAAAGGTTCTATTAAAAATTTAAGTTTCCCACCTATCGCACTTATAAGCGAAGCCACTTTACCACCAAAAGCTTTCATTAGTGAATTTCCTGTTCCCTCGGCAGCAGGTTTTACTTTCTTGATTTGCTCTCCACTTTTTCCCGCTTCGTCCCCCAGTTTTTTCACATCATCAGAAGCCTTTTTAGAATTACTGGAAAGTTTTTCTGTATCTGTTGCGGTCTTTTGTGCGTCATCTCCTAGTTTTTTTACTTTTTCTCCTGAAGAGTTAGCACTATCTGCCGCTTTTGATAAACTTTCTCCTAATTTTTCATTACTAGCCGAGCCCGTTTCAGCCGCCTGTGACAATTCTCCGAAACTTTTTGCAAGTGAACTGAATTTTGATATAGCTTCGTCTATCCCGTCAACCTTGACTTCCATAGCCACGACATTCCCACTATCCGCCATACAACATCACCCCCATTTTAGAGTATTCGGAAAATCTCTCATTTTCTTTTTCCTGTAAAATCTCATAAGCTGCTATGTAATAATCCCAGATATAGCCGTCATGTATTTGGTTAAAATCAGCAGGTGTCCAGCCCTTTTGCATATAGTAAATAATTGCATTAAGTTCAGAATCAAAAATATTTT